CGGTTCAAGCTGTGCAGGAGCAGACGATGCAGTATCTGGGCGATGCTGTCGCGACGATACGCATGGTCGGTGTAGGATTAAATGGCGGTGGATTCTCGCAATGGTTCTGAACCTCAACATCGATTTCGGTCTAGCAGAAGCCACTCCAAAGAAATTGGAGCTTCTTCAGGCTGTCTTTGACGCGCATGACATGGCGGCGCGCAACAATCAAAACGCGAGTTCGGTTGCTGCGGTGAACGCATTCTTTGGAAGCGCGCAGCTTACGAATGGAATCGCCTCAGCCATTCTGACTCTTGGCGACGCTCATGGTCCGATTGGACCTGCTCGATATGTTTACGAGCGGTTTGACGAGCGAGCGTTGAAGTCGGCCATTGGTGCTGGCATGAAGATTCCCGGCTTCGGCAATTCGTTCTTCAAGGATCGAATCGATCCAGCATGGAGTCGGGTGCGCGAGATTATCGCGACGGACTTCGAGGACGCGAACAACCGCATCAATCAGCTTCATCAGTGGATGAAGGAAGTTGGAAAGGATGTTTATCCGAATGCCGCTCTCTACACGGCGGTAATTTGCAGTGAGCTGGCGATAATTCCCGGTTCAGAGTCGGCCATCTTTGTCTTGGCGCGGACTGCGGCTTGGACTTCTTTGTGCGTAAAAAATGAACGGTAAACTCTTCCAAATCTGCGGTCTGCCCCGATTCGGATCGGCATTCATGTCGGTCCTTTTCTCATTGGAAGCCGATTGCCTTGGCCTACATGAGCAGGGTGCGACTGATCCGAACTGGAAGCGGTCGATTGATAGGTATCGGATGCAGTACAAGTACGTCGCCGATTGCTCCACCTATGGATATCTTCCGAAAGCTGTCGTTCACGATTCCATCAAGGTATACGTCAAGAAGGATGCTGAAGCGTCGGCAAAAGAATGCACCGAGCGATTCGGTTACGAGGTTCATCTCCCGTCCGTCCAGATGCTTAGGCAGTACGCGGATGATTGGGCATCATCAAACAGCGTGATGACAATCGATGAGGGGGAACTTTTTAAGTTGGATACTTTGCGTCGGGTGTGGGTTCATTGTTTCCATCACGAGCGAGCATTTCCTGAGGAAAAAGCTGCGCGTTTGGTAACCATGAACATCCAGCGTCACGAACCTGAAAAGGTGTTCTCGATTGAGAACGGCAACCGTCTTGTGAAGGAGGTTTTTTGATTTATGGGAGCTATTCTAGGTGGTGCAGCAATCGTGGGGGCTTCAAGCCTTATTGGCGGACTTCTAAGCAAAGGAAGTAAGCCGAAGGTTCCCGCATTCAAGCCAATCGATTTCGAGGCCGAGCAGAAGCAGGCGATTCAGCAGAACATTGCTGCGCTTCAACCTGCCACTGAGTTGGCTCAAAAGACGACCGCCGCTGAGCAGTCTCAGCTTGAGTCGCAGCTTCGTCGTGCAATTCCCGGCTATGACCAGCTCATTCAGCAGGCGAGTCAGAACATAGGGTCTGCACTTCGCGGAGAGCTTTCACCTGAGGCTACGCGCAATTTGCAACGATTCTCAGCCGGTCAGGCGTTGACTCGCGGATATGGCGGTGGATCTGGGATGGGGTTGTTTGGTGCTGTTCAGAATTACGCCAGAGCATCAGAGGCGAGACAGCAGCAAGGTCTTGCTCAAGCTCAGAACTTCATCCAGCAGCAACGAGCGTTTGGCATGGTTCAGCCGTTCTCCGTGAGCAGCATGTTCATCACGCCGTCCCAACGCATTAATGCGCTGGCGCAGCAGAATCAGCAGCAGTACAACCGCGATTTGCAAGCCGCTCAGGTGGCTGCAATGCCTGATCCTACGATGGCTGCAATCGGAGGCGCGATTTCTTCTGCCGGTGGATTCGCTGGCGGTGCTTACACTCAGCGCGGAATGATGCAGCAGATGCCAAGTTTGTACGCCACAACCCCCGGTGGTTCACCAAGCGTAAACAGCACCACAATCGACTACAGCACAGGTGAAACGGGATATCCAAATCCCATGTCACCCGCCACAACTTACGCTCTTCCGCCTTCATCGTTCTACCCTGGAATTCGCTGATTTATGGCCGACGAAACTCTTAAAGCATTTGAGCTAGGCGCATCGCTGTTCGACCGCGCGCAGACGCAGAAGCGGATGATGGAGCAGATGCAGATGCAGACCGCTGATCAGTTGATGCGTCAGCGTCAGTACGACCTTCAGAACAAGATCCAGTCGAATGCTTATGCTCAGGCGTTGGCGGAGCAGGAAGCTCAAGCTGCGGAGTACGACACATTCCAAAAGTTCAATGAGGACGTTGGAACCTACTTCAATGATCCTGAGTTGAAGTCCCCAATGCCTGCGCTTCCTCGCTTCAGGTCAAAGGTTTTCAATCAGGAGGCGACTAGGGCCTATCAGGGTCTTCAGCAGTATTCTCCGCGAGCGAAAATCATCAAGGCTCGCGAACAGTTTGATAAACTTAGAGCAGATAGCATCGAAGAGATGCAGAAGCAGGGTATCGACGTTTTCGACCCTCAGACCGGCCAAATTAACGAAGAGGTTTACCGGACAAATCTCCCTGTCATCAGAGAGCAGATGAAGGAAAGGCAGACCATTAAAGACCTCGGCACAGAAATGTCCGAAGAGGTTTTTCTGTTGGATAAAAAAATTCCTCTTCAGGAACGAATCAAGACTGCTCGCACTAATGTTGAGGCTCGTCGAGCAGGTCGAATCAACCCTTCTGACAGCATGAAAATGACCATTGCAAATGATGCTGTTGATGATTGGCAAGATTTGTTTGGTCCTGCGGATGGTCGCACTGCTTCAAGGATCAAGAACAGTGTCATGCAGAGCGACTGGAAATGGCCTGAAGGGGAAGATGCCCGTCAAATTCGTGGCGATCAAAATACTGCAAGAGGTTCGTCGAGACTTGTTGATGAGTTGAACAAGTTTGAGCAAACGTACGGAAAAGGAAAAATTCAAAACTACGTTGGTATTATTGACGGTAAATTTGGAGACATTTCTCGGAGGTTAAAAGAATCAAAAACTGACGAAGAGAAAGACGCGTACGAGCTTCTTCAAAGATTTAATACAGTATTCAACGAAGAGGCTTTTGCCACTTCTGGTAAAGCTGTCACACAGCCTGAAACGGTTCGATTGAAAGCGGCCATCGGCGACATTAGGAGCAAAAACTTTGTCAACGATGTTAACAACTTTGCTAAATTTTCTGCGGAAAACTTGTGGAGTACGATTGATGACTTTAAGACAAAGCGTAAAATTTCACCAGAGCAAGTGAAGTTGGCCAACGAGCTTGTCGTGAAGTACAAGCTGCCGCTCACGCCGTTCGGTCGGCAGCAGCAAGCGGCTCCGACGGCTCCTCAGACCACGACCACTCCCGCAGCCACCGACTTCCGATCAAAATACAATTATTAAAAACATGCCACTCAACGAACAAGATCGGCTGAAGCTGGATGGTATTGTTTCGCAGATGGAATCCAACGGCGAAAGGCCGGAAGATATCCAGCTTGTAGTCAACGATTTCAAGTCAAAGTACGAACGTGCCGCTGCTCCCGCCACGATTGCCGAGATGCGGCGTCGCGAGGAGCAGGGAATGGTTTCTGCGCTTCCTGAAGCTCAGGCTGCGGTTGCTGTTGGATCGACCGCTCAGTTGAATCGAGCTGTGCAGGATGCAAGCAAGGTTGGTAGAATGGAGAGTTTCGTTGGCACAATGGGGCAAATGGCAGAGCCGACTGGAATGCTTGCTCCGTTTGAGGGTGGAAGACTTCAGCCGTCTGGCGAGTTTACAAGAGGTGGTGCCGCAGAATCTCGCGGAATGCGGCGAGGTGCTGCTCTTGGTGCCGCAATAATTCCTCCACTTCTAGCTGCGCCTGCTACTGCTGGAATGGGGCTTGGAACTGGGCTTCTTTTTGAAGGTGGAGTTAGCCTTGCGAGCCAAGCTCTATCCCAAACCATTTCGCCTGAGCCGTACAGATTTGGCGAGATGATGGCTAGTGCTGTTCCTGGCGTTCCGGTTGGCCAACGTGCAAGCAAACTCGCTCAATTTGCTCTCGAAACAGGATCTTCGGTTGGAACCGCTGCTGCACAAGCTGGACTTGAGGCTGCTTTCGATGAAGGCACTGACCTTTCGGATGTTCTTCGTTCAACGGGACTAGCTGGCATTTTGACTCCATCTGCCAGCATTGGATTTAGAACTGCTGGAGCATTGGGTAGGGCTAGAGGTGTTCAGGCTGAAGAGTTGGTTGGACCTTTGAATTCCGTTGGAAAATTTGAACGTGCTAAACGGTATGCTCGGCAAGCGGCAGCAGAGTTTGAGCGGCCCTTTACACAGCAGTTCATTCAGGACAGAAAGCAGGAAGTTCTGAGGGAGTTTGATCGTCAAGGGGCTGGCGGACTGGCCGCTCAATCGGCTGATGAAATTGCTAGGCTTCTGTATTCTCCAAACTCTGGTCTTAGACCTGATGAGTTCAGGAAAAACATCTCAGACATTGTTTCGCAATCTCTTGCGAGAGGTGTTTCTTCTGGTCTTCCTGCTGATGAAATCTCCAGCTCAATCAAGACTCAGCTTGGAAATTACGTTCAGAACGCAGACAAGATTTCTGCTGATGCGGTTGACAGGTTTGTGGACCAATCTGAAACGCTTTTGGATAGGGTTCAGAATGCTGTAGATTCGAGACTTGCGACTCGCAACAAGAGGCTGACTGATCTTGCTCGTATTTACGAAGGTCGATACAGCACTGATTCTCAGCCGCTAATCGATCAAATCACAGGGTTGAAGGCTCAAAGAGATTCACTCCCAAGCGGCTCTGCCGAGCGAACCCGGATTGACGGTGAGATTTCGCAGCTAAATCAGCGCATTCAAGACATAGAGACTGGTGCGCTTCCTGGCTATGGTCCTGCCGCTGGAATCTCCCGCGAGGAACTTGGCCAGCAAGTTCAACAGGTTGCCCGTGAGGAGCTTGAGGCTTTTAAGAAACAAAGCAAAGAGGGCTATGGAAAACTTGAACCAAAACTTGATGAGGTAAAAATAACTGTAAAAGAAAAGGGTGCTGACGGAAAAGAAGTTGAGGTTGTTAAGACTGCTAATCAACTTAGAGAAGAGCGAAGCGAAATCCTTAAGGAAATCGATTTTAACAAGCAAGTTCAGAAAGCTGACTATTCAGTTTTTGAGCGGCTGGACAATGCTAATAATAGGTTGAACGAAGCGTTATCTAAAGCTGCCGATCCTGACCTAAAAAATCTTCTTGAGGCTGAAAACAAATTTTACAGCACCGGAATCTCTAGGTTCAAAGGATTTTTTGCTGACAAAGTTTTAAGAGAAGCTGGCGAGGCTGGAGGAATGCCGGGGATTGTTTCCACGATTTCCGGCGCAAATGGCGCGCAGAATCTGCGGCTTCTTAAGAACATGCTTGGAAACAGGTATGGGGAGATTGAACCGAATCTTAGAGCCTTTGTTTACACTCAAATCAAAGGTGAAAACCCAAATCAATTTCTTGATTCTCTTGCAAAAGGAAAGGGCGGGTATGCTACTGGGATTCAAAAAGAGGTGGTGAATGAGTTGTTTCCAGACCTTTCTGAAATCAATGATGTTGCAAACAAGTATCGTTCTTTGATCGGTCAAAGAGCTGCGCTTGAAGTCGAAAAGAAGTCAATTGACTCAAATATCAAGGAGCTTCAAAAACAAGTTGACTCAGGCATTGCTGGCGCACAGGAAAAATTGAATCAGCTAACTTCGCGCACCGATGTAATTACCGATAAAATTTCAAAGTTGAGGGCATCAAATGTTATCGAGCGTGAAAATCGAATTATTGAATCGCTTGGAAAAATTCAAGCCCGTGTAAACGAAGCCGGTGCTGCTCGCGGCGACGCATTGGACACATTTAAGTTGGACGAAGTGGTTCGAGAACTTGCCACGGAAGAAGGGGTTCCACTGTACAAAGCACTTGAACGAGCCGTTGAAAGCACAAGTGCAGCGCGGGACAAGTTTTACGATGTCGTCAAAAAGGCCATGCAACCCGGTGGCCAACTCGAAAACTTCACACCTTCAAATCTGATCGACTTCCTTGCGCCAGCAAAGGGGTCTGGTCTTTCGTCTGATTATCGGGTGAAAAGATTCATGGAGGTTGTTGGTAAGAACAAGCCTGAGCTTATCAACGATGCTCAAAACATGTTGATCGGTAGAATCATCTCCGAGTCGTTTGACGGATCAAAGATCGACACCAAAAAGATTTCCTCTCTCGTTGGGAATAAGGAGGCTCAAGGTAAGTATTACGAAGCAACCCAAAGACTGCTTGGAGAAGATGGGGTCAAGCGAATAAACACGGTTGCCAACCAGTTGGAACAAGTGTCGGACCTTGGAAAACCCAGCGTTTTCAGTCGATTTATCGCTCCAGCACTTGCTACTGGTGTTGGATACGGCATTGGATACGGAACCTACAAAGGTCTTGTTGGAGCTGGTGTTGGGCTTGGTGGATACGGTGTTTACAAAACGATGGAAAAGGGGATGAAAGAAGCTGTTGACGCTGCTATTGGAAAGATTCTTAAAACTCCTGAATACCTCGACATTGTTTCTAGGCCTCTTGATGCGGCAACCAAGGCTCAGATCGATAAGATTGAAAGGCTGTGGCCTCGCATCCTCAACATTGAACGAGACAGGTTGATGCTGAACCGAGAGGAAGTTCCCCAATGAAAACCTCCCTCTCCAAGAAAGGTAACACCTATCAGGGAAAGAAGGTGACGCTCAATAAGCCGTTCTACACGCCGGGAGAGCGGAAGAAGAGTGCTGTCTACGTTAAGAGCGACAGCGGAAACGTCATCAAGGTTCGATTCGGCGATGCGAATATGGAGATTAAGCGCGACAATCCTGAGCGTCGTAAGAACTTCCGCGCGCGTCATAACTGCTCGGAGGCTAAGGATAAGACGACGCCCAAGTATTGGTCGTGCAAAGCATGGTGATTTCGTCGGTAACAACTCATTCTAACTGATATGGACAAGATGAAACTTGGTGGTGGCGGACGTTACGAGAAGCTCATCGGCGAGCTTGAGAAGAAGGGTGTGAGAGAGCCTCGCGCTTTGGCGGCTTACATCGGACGCAAAAAGCTCGGCAAGGCGAAGTTCCAATCGCTCGCTGCGAAAGGTCGTCGCCGCGCCGAACGCGAGAAGGAAAGCTAACGCCCCCTAGGTCTTCCGCCCCACGGCTTCTTAGCTGCGGATTTATCGACTACGAACTGCTCGGGCGGTGCGTAGTCCCAGGATATCGTTCCGACTCCACGTTGAATGACGATGGAGCCGGTTTTGTTTCCGTTCTTGTCCTTCAATCCCGACCTGTCTCCGCGCTTCGCCATTCCCAGCATGAAGCGTCGCGGCTGATTGAATCCGACCTCCTTCAGCACAATCACTTCTCTCGCCCAGTTGGTCAGGTCAGACGATCCGAATCCTGAGTAGGCCATATCTGCCACGCTCTCCGGTTTGTCATCCTTGCCCTTCGGCTTGGGGAAGTGATGAACCAGCACGATGACGACTCCTGTCTCCATCATAATCGGCTGGAGCAGATGCCGTGTGAAGTTCGCGCAGACCTCGATGTCCGATGGATTGCCGCCGATGTAGGAGAGCAGAGGGTCGATGTAAACGATATCCACCTTCGTCTTGCGGATGAGACGACGCAGCATGGTCGTGAACTCCGCGCCGGTTCGAACTGCCTCTCGGAAGAAGAGCATGTCCGCACGGCGCAATCCGTTCCGCCAATCGCTTCCGAAGACCATCTGTGCGGCTCCTTTCAGAGCATCATGCTGATCGGCAATGTCGTTCTCAGCTTGGACGTAGGCCACCTTGAGCGGTCGTACCGGCTGACATCCGAACCAATCGGAACCTATGGCCCACCTAAGTCCTTGGTAAAACGCCATCGAGCTTTTGCCGCATCCGCTCTGACCGACAAAGAGCATCGATGAACCGCGACGAATCCATCTGTCGCCAATCAGGTTGTCAGGGTCGTTCTCAGGATCGTAATCGATGATGCTCTGGAGCGGGAACTCCTGAGGCATGTCCTGCGATTCGAGATAGTCCGTGAACGCATCCCAGTTCACGACGCCCACATTGATAGCTACAAGCCTCTGCTCATTGCCATCGCGCATCACACCGGCCAAGCGGCTGAACCTGCTCGCGTTCTTGTTCTTCGGATCGATGCCGAGAGCTTCCAGATGGCGATAAACAACGTCGCGACGCTCGCCCCATTCCTCCTTGTTAGCTGCCTCAACGCGCACCCAGCCGTGCAGACTCTTGCCGCCTGAATCGATGACGACCGATAGCGGCAGCTTGGAATCCTTGAGGATCGTCCATTGCTCGTCTTTCGTCTTCTCGTCCATCTCGACCAGCACATGGCGGAATGCTGACACGCCGGAATCCGATCCGGTTTCGTCCAGACACGGATTCACTCGGACATACGCGCCACGGCTGTCAGGACCGTTCCACATGGAACTTATAGGCGGCGTGAAATGCTTCTCAATCCATTCGTCGCGCTTGAGGAACGTACCCTTGGACGCTGGCCTACCCTTACCCTCCTCATCGCAGATGATGTCGTTGCAGATGCAGACAACTTCGTCCGGCTCGAAGCAGGCTTTGAGAAAGTCGATTGTGGTCAGCTTGGATTCTGACTCAGGTACAGACTGAATCTTCTGAACGATGAACTTGCCGGTCGTTGATACGGGCGTTCCGCTCTGTGCGGATAGAAGCCATCCCTTCGGCTTGTCGTGCGTCACATTCATCGCCTGATTCACCTTGTGGGCCAATTCATTAGGCTTCCACGGTGGGACGCACTTCGCGTTGTACTCGGTCAGCAGCATCTCCGCATCGGAGCGTGACAGCTCGAAGCCATGCACTAGAGCGGTAGCTACTGCGAAGGTTGCGTTATGGCCACCCTGGCCGCTGATGGCACCGGGGGTGTTACGAAGCCATGCTCGCGCACGGTCGATATTTGAATTGCTCATTCGATTCCAAGTTGTTTTCTCGCGAGTTCCCCGGACCTGCCAAGGTCAGTCTTGGCGATGTCCTGAAGAACAGAATTTGATTTCTCCAGCTTCTGAAAAAGGAGAGCCAGCTCTTTGGGAGTCATCAGGTACTTGCTCCACTGTTGGATGGGTATGGAGCGAGACTTGAACTTCGCAAAGAGCTGCTCTTGTGCGGCGATGTAATGGCTAGGGCTTCGCATCTATCAGCGCGAACTTGGCATTGAATTCAGCCTTCGTTCGAACGTAGAGCTTTCGTTTGCCTTCCCGCATGTAGACAACTCCAGACCACTTGGTTTCTCCGATTCGTATCTCTACGTCGTCAGAGAGGAGTTCAACCTGCACCGAGCTGTTTCCTAAGTTCTTGTATCTCATCTTCGGTTGCATCGTCGAGATGGCCTGAACCGCTCGAATGCCAGACTCCATCCACGTTTTGCTGGGGCTTCGGCCTGCTCATCCAACCGCGAAGAAGGGCATACTCGATCAACTGAGGGGCTTCCTTCAACAACTGTTGTCGCGTGATTTCAGATTTCATCGGGTTCGATTCGTTTGCCGCGTCGTCCGCCTGCTCGGCGCATTCCCATTTCGGTTCCAATTTCATTGGCGAATCCACGGCGGATCAGCCATTCCTTGTACTTTCGGTCGATGTAGGCGAAGTCGATCCTTGGGGTCGATTCGTCTGCGTCGGCTACTCGGACTGTCGGTATTTTGTTAATGCTCATTTGTATGTCTCGGTTGTTAGTTTGTAGTGTCGCTCAGCTTGGGTACAGTTCCAGCACAGGTCATGTCCTGCGTTGCATCCGCACCCGAGAGATTTGAAGAGAACCTTGGCCAACCATTGGTATTCCTCGACGGCATGGCGCAGGGTTTCGATGTCGGTTTCTTGAGCGAGCGGCTTGGTAGATTCGCTCATTTGACGACGAAGAGAATGAAGTACGCAGCGGTGATGACCATGCCAGCGCAGAACGTGGCGATGAGGAGCTGCTTGAGTTCATCCGGTGAGGGAGGACGGCTCGATCTGCGGATCATCTGCCACCTCCTAGGGCATAGTGGAGGATCAGAAGCGCGTCGCAGTTCTTCAGGGTTACGTCCAGATGAGGATACAGTTCTTGCGCCTTCGCCTTGAGCTTTCGCTTCCATTCCGAATGATCTTTGCACGATGCTTTCCCGCCGAGTCCTAGAGGAGCCTGCCACACTTTTGGAGCTGCTCTGTGAAGAGCGTATCCGTACGCGTATGCAGCAGCCTCAACTCGACCAAGGTTTCTGTGAAGCACAGCCATCGACGAGCTTTTCGTCATGGGAGACACGAACAGTGGAAGCTCCTCGATCCATAACTCTGAGTTGGCTACCTTTAGCTGATTGATCAGCGCGCAGATTTCCGGCAGCGATTCCGGCATGGACAGCAGGATAATGCCGTCCGGTGTATTGACCGCGAATCCCCCGCTAACGCCAGGATCTACGGCTACGATTGGTTTATTGGATGCTTTCATTGGATTAGTAACACAGCACGGTTATCTGTTCCGCAGCGATTCGAACCGCACTTTTCGTATCGCCACCTTCTGACCATTTCTCGACTTTTACACGGCCTTTGACACGCACCAGCGCGCCATTCTCGATTTCGAGAAATTTCTCAGCCACCTGTCCCCATGATGAAAGTTCAAAATCATCGTAGTCTTCGTGGAATCGGCCATCAGCATCGGTCCAATGGCGAGCGATTGAGATAACCCTTCGGACCATCAATGCGCCGCTCTTGGTTTCTGTTTTGCGGCTGATTCCGCGCAGCTCTCCGATGAGAAGAACTACGTTCTCTGTAGGCGTGGCTGTTTCATTTGCTGTGGTAATTGATGCACTCATTGGAAGACGCAACCTAGTTGGCGGTAGCATTCCATTCGCTTCTTCGCGTGGTATGCACCGATGGGATGGAACCTGTCAGAAAAGTCCAGAATTGTCGCACAGTTTTTGGAATCTGTTTTCCGCAATGCGCGACTCGCCCTCTGAATCGTCTTCTGCGACGACCGACCGCCGCTCACCATGATGAGCAATTCGACATTGGGTAGATCGAGTCCTTCGTC